TGATAGAATTCATACACAGGAATGTCATCGGTGTCATCGTTGCTAAATACAGCTAAACGATAAACTGCGCTTTGATTTTTTGGTTTAACCCCCAATAGCTTATCTTTTAGTTCTGGGTACTTTGCAATTAGGTTGTAACGGTTTTGAAATGAACGAGTTAAAACCCATTCGTTATTCCAAGTTTCTTTTGTGCCGTCTACAACAACATCAAATGGCGAAAGATTGGTAAATTCTAGCTCCCCCTCATAAACCATTTCACCAGTTTCAGGGTCTGCGTCATAGGCTTCACCGGCTGTTGCATTCCAATCTAATTTAATAAATCCGGTTCCTAAAACAATAGCCATCTCAGTTGCTTTTTTTAAGCAATCTTCAAGATGTTTTTCACGCATATAGTAGTCAAGAACACCGTTTGCAATATAAGTTTGTGACAATGATTTATAGTCGGTATTAACAGCACGAGCCTCCATTGTTGGGCGATTGGCTGTAATCATTGTATAAATATGTTGTGCAATGTTAGCAAAGTGGTTTACAGGGAGCATAACAAGTTCACCCTGTTCACCAGAAAACTCTACTCGATGACCATATCCAAGATCGTTAGAATATGCGCCGTGGTAAGCACGCCACATTCTTGACATTTTTTCAAGATAGGCGTTTGCCCTTAAAATATTAAAAAAACTATCCCCTTTAGCCAAGAGGATACCGGCGCAGTCTTCCGCCTTTTTTTGAGCAAAATATACTTCATCTTGTTGTTTTTTATCTATATTTAAATTAGGTGTATCCATTTAATTACCCACAAATACCCACAAAAGTTTCTATACTCTTATAGTTGTTATTTTTTCTTTACGTTAAAAATTGAGCGGTAAACATCGTGTACTTGTTGGCCATAAAAATTTTTAGGATTATGGATATATAAATCTTTTAGTTCATAGTTATAATGAGCTGGATACGGATTTTTACTATAACTTATTGAACGTACAAGGTATTTTGCTGCATCAACCGTGTCATAATGACCGTTATCGGGAGAGCGAGCGAATGTTGTTTTTGTTTCAACATTTTTCCATTTGCAATTTCTTAAATGCCGAATAAGGTTCTTACATTTTGGGTTAATAATTATTTTTTTATTAGCAATCATTACCCTAAGATTGTTTAAAGCAGCCTCATTATCGTCTTTTTTTGCAGCAACAAACGTGACTTTATTATTAGAAATACGAGCAATTTCTTGCGTTACAATGTAGTTAATATCACTTACTCTTATATTTGGTATTTTTACTTCATTTGATAGCGGGTTTGTCCAAAGTTCAGTTTCTTTTTTGAGAATCCTTTGAGTTAGATCGGGTAGTTGCAGTTCTTTTCCAGTTAAAACAATTTCATCTTCAATAATAACTTTATCTGCTCTAAAATCAAAATACGCAAAAAGAACAGCCGTAAGGTCTTTATATCCAAGGTCCATTGAAACATATGTATCATAAAATGGGGGTTTGGGCCATTCTTTAATAATTTCCTTTTCAAGCTCTGGTGTGAATTCAGGAAACAATACGTTCTCTTCTTCACGAATAACTTCGCAAAGATATTCGCGACGAAACTGCGGAGAATTTTCTCCACCCATTTCCTTAATAATTCTTTGTATTTGGTCTTCTTTAAGAAGTGGGTTATCGTAAATAGTTTTTTTTGTAAGGGTGCTATTTAATTCTGCTTGCTCAATGAATTCATAGAAGTCGTGATCTGGGTCCGTGGGTGGAGTAGAAGCTAGAACAATCTTACCGCCAGTATGCGTAAGAGTTGGAAGTAGAATAGACTTAACAATATGTTTTAGGTTATCACAAAAACCAGCCTCATCTACAAGAACTAAATCTGACTTTTGACCCCTTAGACGCTCATAGTGTTTGTTATCGCTTCCCGCAAGCTGTATAGAACTTCCGTTTGCAAAGTGATATGTGAACTTACTCTCAATATATGTGGGCTTTAAATGCTCAGGACAGTCTTCTAATAGCATTTTAAAGATAGGATCAAAGATGCTTTGTGCATGTAGCTTTGTATCTGTTAAAAGCTTTACAATTGAATTAGACTTGCGGAGACATTGCTCTAACGCAAGAATAGCAAGCTCTACTGACTTACCGGACTGACGAGCAAGAAGCCATACCATGGTTGAATTGTCTTCAGCATTGTAAAAAACATTACGCATATCTTTTTGAACTGCGTGACATTTCCAAGACAATTCGCCTCTGTTCCAGAGTTCAGCAACAGCGGCTGATTTATTAATCTTTGTTTTAGGAGTGGATTGTTTCATTGTCTAACATTTTAAGCAAGTCTTCACTATCCATTTTTTGTGTTTGGAGCATGATAGGCGAGCTAGATCCCTTTGTATTTAAGATTTTTGTAAAGATCTCAACTCTTTTTGCTTCTTCTAATGTTAGTTCTCGGTCCATTGAAATTTCTCTCATTCGAGCAAGTTGGACCTTAGCGATCATCTCTTCGTCGGATGATGCCTCTACTTGGTATGCTATAAAATTTTTCTTTTCTTCGTTTAATACCGGAGTTGATTTCTCTAATAGATCTTTTAATTCTACGTTCTCTTCTTCCAACACCTTTACCCTGCGGGACAGCGACAGAATAGTCTTATACTGAGCCTCAGCATATTTTTGCAAAGAAGCAAAATCTTTAATTTGCTCTAGCATTTTATCAATAGAGTCCATTAAAATTTAACAGCAGAACGCATTTGCTGCCCTAGTTTTACAGAAGAAACATGGGAACGAAGTTCTTCCATTTCTTTTGTTTTATTTTCGTTTTGTTTTTCTAAAACATTAAGTTTATCATTAATGGCTTTAAGTTGTTTTTCTTCATCTCTGTGTACAAGATACGCAGAAAAAATTGCAATAATGGCTAATGATGGCGCTTCGGTTACACTAGAACCTATCACTAAACTTTTTACACAAAAGGCAACAAAAAGACCAAGAGGGATATACTTAATATACTCTTTCATATTTTTCCTTTAGTTATTTTAAAGCGATATATCGTAAGCCACTGTAATTATTTGCCTTAATGCGGCGATTGGCATTGATTTAATCACCTTACTAAATATAGTTGTTAAATTAACAACTTATTACATGAGTGATAAAATAAAAATTGAAAATGGATATTATGTTTGGAACAAAGGTGAAAACCTTTGGATGGGTAATTGGTTTAAAACAAAAGAATTTGAGTGCAAATGCACTAATAAAGAGTGCATAGAACAAAAAATTGCGGTAGAACTAATTGACCGTCTTACCAAAATGCGCGTTGAGGTAAATAGTCCAATTCGCGTTAATTCGGGATTTAGATGCTCTAAACACCAAGAGGCTATCCGTAATAGTGGAACTTCTACTGTTGTTGCTAAAAAGAGCACACACGAGCTAGGCCACGCTGCCGATATTTCTGTTTCTAGTTTAATTGTTCCAGTTACCGTACCCTTTGCGGAAAAACACTTTAAATCAATTGGAATTGCTAATAATTTTTTACATGTTGATTTACGCGATGATAAAGTAAGGCGTTGGAAATACTAATTACAATATGACCTAGCGTTTTGTTTTACTTGTTCAATTAGTGTTTCTTCTGGGATATAAATTATATAAGAGTTCATGTAATTAACGTAACTATCGTCGTGATGTGTTTCTAGAATACAATGTGTTAATTCATGAAATACAAGTTGCTTACGCATCATATCATTTGTCGAAGTCCAATAAAACGGATCAAACTGAATCCGCCTTCTAAAAGCATACAAATAACAAAGCCCAATTTGTTCATTTTTTAGTTCTTTAAATTCAATAATTAGCTGTCTTGGAACAGTTATTTTGGGACATTCATTTTTCACAATAGAAACATATTCATTATAATAAGGTTCAACATTATCGGGAATATTTTTAATTGGGACAGATATAAATAAAATTAATGATAATAACCAAGTTACAATAAAAGGCATTACAACCCCCCTAATTCTTTGCGTTTAGTGCGTAATTTTTTCATGTTTTCCAGCGATCGCTTTACATTACAATCACCACATACCGAGCCATTCCAAAGCTTACCAGAATCATCGGTAAATTTTTTATTTTTACCATCTGGGTATAACCCAACCAAAATTCTAGGCTTCAATAAATTACATCGTTTACACAATCTATCATTTTTTTCCATATCTTTTTCCCTCTTGTTTAAATGGAATATTTAATGTCCTAGAAACATCGTAATGATAAAAAAGAACACTATCCGAATTAAGAACAGCAGTCCAAACCAATTTATTTTTTTCATCTTCAAGATACATCCATTCCCAATACTTTAAATCTTTATATACACTATGTAATCTTGGAAAAGAATTATTTAATCTTCTAGCTTTATCCATTTTATTAATTTTTTTATTTAGTGGATTCATTCTGAAAATGCCTCAAAGTTACATTTTGTACAGGTTAATTTTTTTGTTACAGGGTGATAGGTCCAATCATGAATTTCATCAATTTCATGACATTTTTGTTGTACCCTATCAGAATTTCTACTAGCTAACCTATTCATGCTATCAAAAAAGAAATATCCAAACACTACAAAAATCATAAAAATCACTAATTCCATAATAATCTCCTATAGTTACGGAAATTTAACAACTATAACTAAAGTTGCACGTATGTGAACCTGATGGTGATTACGTACCAACTACGACGAGCTTCAAACAGCGAGTCGCCGATGTTACCGATTGACGTACCGACAACTTCAGTTAATCGTTGCAGAAGTGTATTCATTCTGAATTCTTCTTTTCCAGTAGTAATAAATGTATATTTAATAGTAATATAACAATAGTTAATATACCTATTACTCCAATAATTAAATCCTTCCACATAACAACTCATTCCTCACAAACCATGCCTATAGAAAGACAAAAATCTTTTTTTGGCTTTCGCAATTTACTTACCATATACCCATACATAACACCAACCATACCCATACAACTACACCTCTATACCCTTACTCTTAAAGAATTCTTTGGATAAAGAATTCTGACAGTATATTACTTTATGTATTTTATTATTAGGGTAGTTGGATTGAATGAATGAGGTAGCTTCGTCCATATTGTCGAATACACCTATGACGGTTTTATCGTTACGCTTATTAACGAGTAGAACGTGTATTTTGTAGTCTTTGGTGATTACTGTACGGAGTTTATAGGATACGATAACACGATTGGTGTAGGGGGTATATCCTTTGGATATAAACTGCTCGATTAGCTCTGTAGTGAGTACCTTACGATTCTTTGTACTACCTCCACCAGATACAAGCAGGATGAAATTAAGGTTGGGTAAGTCACGGATAAGCTTTCTACAAGAATGACTCTTATCCTGAATCTGTGATATGTTTCTAGATACAGCGGATAGAATATTATTACTATGCGAGATAAAGAATCGTTTATCTTTTTCGTTAACGAATCCCCATATTCCCGGTTTTGAATAATCAAGTAAGTCTTTAATGTTCATAAATTAACACTATATTACTGTGTGATATAATTTTCCCGCAATCAATAATTTCAACTACATACAGATTCTCTAAATTATACTATGTAAGATAATATAAATAAATAGAATGAGAATGTGTTTCTATGATAGTTGTTAATGTTTCTAGATAATTAGGTGAAAATTCGTGGATGAGCTAGGTCCCCCACAAATTCATACAC